AGATTTAAAAATAAAGAAAACATTACATTTTTTGATCCCAATGAAGTCCCTGACTTATATGAAGCATTTTACAGTGATATTTCACTCTTTGAAGAACTCTATGTAAAATACGAAACCCGCAAAGACTTGCGTAAGAAAATAATTTCTGCCGAAGAAGTTTTTAAAGGCGGCATCTTAAAAGAACGTACCGACACCGGTCGCATCTATTTGATGTACACTGATAATGTACAAAATCAAGGACCGTTCGATCCAAAGGTACACCCAATTTATCAGTCAAACCTTTGTGCTGAGGTGATTTTACCAAATAAGTCATTTAAGCGATTAGATGACGACACCGGCAGGATTAGTTTATGCACACTTGGAAGTATGAACTACGGTGCATTCAGAAATCCCGAAGATATGCGTAGGGCTTGCCGTATACTTCACCGCAGTCTTAATAATATTCTTGACTATCAAGACTTCCTAAGCATACAATCTAAATTAAGCAATGATGAGATTCGTCCATTAGGTATTGGCATTACTAACTTAGCATACTGGCATGCAAAGCGTGGGTTGAAGTATGGAGAGAAAGATGCGCTACAAGAAGTTAAAACCTGGGCAGAACATCTAGCATTCTATTTAACTGAAGCTAGTGTAGAACTTGCAAAAGAACGCGGCAAGTGTGAAGGTAGTGACAAAACAAGATATGGTCAAGGTATCTTTCCTTGGGAACTACGTGCTAACGGTGTTAATGAACTAGCAGACTTTGCTCCAGAATTAGATTGGGAAACACTACGTACACAGATGAAAGAACACGGTGTGCGTAACGCTACCCAAATGGCTATCGCTCCAGTAGAATCAAGCAGCGTAGTTATCAATAGCACTAACGGCATTGAACTGCCTATGAGTTTAATATCAGTAAAAGAAAGTAAAGCAGGAAGTTTTACTCAAGTTGTTCCAGAATATCATAAACTAAAGCACAAATATCAATTGATGTGGGACCAAAAAGATTGTGATGGTTATTTGAAAACAGCAGCGGTATTGGCAGCTTATGTAGATCAAAGTATCAGTACAAACACTTTTTATAATCCGGCACACTATGCAGATCGTAAAGTTCCAACTACATTGATAGCAAAAAACTTGATGCAGGCACATATTTGGGGCCTCAAGACCTTCTATTATAGCCTCGTGAATAAACAAGGTAGTAAAGCTGATGCTGAAATCGCACCGCCGATGTTAGAACCAATTAACTTTGATGATGAAGAAGATTGTGAGGCGTGTAAATTATGAGCAAACAACAAAAATTAGCAGCACTAAGAAAAGAACTCATGAATTCATATGAGTATATGAAATGTGCAAATTTGGAAGAATTCAAACAAAGATTGCAATGGCTCAGTGAGGGTATGTTGAAAAATCATATTACTGCTGCAGGACATTTAGTCAACATGAAAGAAATTGAACTATATCAAGAATATCGTGAAAAACGAGAACAGATTAAAGGGTAATAAATGTCAAAACAACAATACAACTTAACAACAAAGACCGACTATCTTAATCGTAAGATGTTTCTAGACCCAGCAGGTCCAGTTACTATTCAACGATTTGAGGAAGTAAAGTATTCAAAGATCGCTAAGTTTGAAGAAACAGCAAGAGGATTCTTTTGGCAACCAGAAGAAATCAGTTTAACAAAAGATGCCAACGACTTCAAAGATGCTAGTGATGCAGTTAAACATATCTTCACTAGTAACTTGTTAAGACAAACAGCATTAGATAGTTTACAAGGACGAGCACCAAGTCAAGTATTCATGCCGGTAGTCAGCTTACCTGAATTAGAAGCATTGATATACAATTGGACCTTCTTTGAAACTAATATTCATAGTAAGAGTTATAGTCACATTATCCGTAACATTTATAATGTGCCTAAAGAAGTATTCAACACTATACATGATACACAAGAAATTATTGACATGGCCAGTAGTGTTGGCAAGTATTATGAAGACCTACACAGGATCAACTGTGCAAAAGCGTTAGGTCAACCCGTAGAAGAAATTGAGCATGTAAGAGCAATTTGGATGGCTTTACATGCTTCATACGCTTTGGAAGCATTCCGCTTTATGGTATCATTTGCTACTAGTCTAGCAATGGTTGAGAACAAAATCTTTATTGGTAATGGCAATATTATCAGTTTAATTCTCCAAGATGAACTTCTCCATAAAGGCTGGACTGCCTACATTATTAATCAAGTAATCAAAGATGACCAACGCTTTGCTGATATTAAAGGTCAATGTGAAGGTGAAGTATATGCATTATATGCAGATGTTATCCGTGAAGAAAAAGCCTGGGCAGATTATTTGTTTAACAAAGGTCCTGTCATTGGATTGAATGCCAATGTACTGAAAGACTTTGTAGACTATACAGCAGTAGGGGCATTGAAAGAGATTGGTATCAAGTATCAAGGTAACAGTCCAAAAAGTACTCCTATACCCTGGTTTACTAAACACGTGGATACTAGTAAGAAGCAATCAGCATTACAAGAAACTGAAAGCACCAATTACGTTTTGGGTGTAATGAGTGAACAACTTGATTACGATCAGTTGCCCAATATCTGATGTTTACAATTTGAAAAGTGCCAACGTAACATACCGCCTGCTTTGCCAATCTTTTCACAATGTGGGCAAGTAACTATGGTTGTTGCAGGATTTAACTCTCCTAGTTTACTAGCACTCATTTTTTCTTTAGTTGTCTGACTCCGTTTTATTCCAAAGTTTGAGTGTCTATCTCCGATAATTCCAAATAAAGGACTATTAATCCCGGTCCTTCCGTGCATACTATTTTTTGAACCTAGCATTTTTTCAGACAACTCTGGTCTTTTTTTACCTAATTGACGAATTATATTATCAGGTCTTTTGTTTCCTTTATTTTTACCTAGCATTGACTGACTTCTTTTTTTCAAGTTATCTTCCGTAATTACAATATTTGTAAATCCATCACCACCGTCTGTTTTATTGCGTAGAATTCCAGTTCCGTTATCCTTACGACCGTACCAGCAAATGTACCATCTTTCTGTAGCAAATGCCCATAGTTCAGTTAATCCATGATGCGTGATTACTATCCTAGTGTGATCTTTTGGAGGATGTACCTCATACTTCCCCTTTTTCCACGCTCTATCTCCGGAACCTTTTCCCGAGTAGTATGGCGTTCCATCTTCTCTTAAATATAGATAATGATAAAACCCTGAAGGTGGATTATGTTTTGAATAAATACACATGCTGATTGCTCCTATAAGCGTTAGAGTAGTTGGGATGTACGAAGTCCGTGAACTACACTACTATTTATGCCATAAATGTTTTTATTTATAGATTTTTATGTTATAATTATTAAAGGAGAATAATATATGAAAGCAGTTATTTGGTCCCGTTACCACTGCCCTTATTGCGACCAAGCAAAAGCATTGCTAAAGAGCAAAGGGATAATGTTTGAAGAAAAGAAAATCGGAGACGGTTATACAAAAGAAGAATTACTAGAAGCAGTACCAACTGCTCGTACAGTTCCACAAATCTTCCTAGATGGAGAACTTGTGGGTGGGTTTACGGAACTCAAGAAAAAATTAACAGAAAGTGTCTAATGGAAGCAGGAAAAATATATACCATCAAGTTGAACAGTGGTGAAGAAGTAATCACTAAAGTTATTGAGATAACTCGTGACAATATTATAGTAACAGATCCAGTATCAATTGCACCAAGTCAACAGGGAATGCAGATGATTCCCAGCATGTTTACCGCAGAGGCACGAGGAAATGTTACGCTAAATACTAGTGCGATTGCGTTTTATGCTAACACTGATGATAACATCAAAGATAAGTATATTGAGGCAACGACTGGTATTAAGCTACCGGATAAGAAAATTGTAATGGGGTAAGATGGCAGCATTGAGTAGGATGGGTGATGCAAATCAAACAGGCGGGACAATTATTCGCGGTGCCGCTACGGTATTTGCTAATGGAATACCCGTTGGATTGCATGTAAGCGGCATTACCCCTCATGCCCCGTGGGGCCGCCCTCATCCACCACATGCTGCACCCACAACTACACAAGGAAGCCCTACAGTATTCGCAGAGGGTGACCCTGTATTAAGAATAGGGTCAGGAAACACTTGCGGTCATAGTATCATTCAAGGTAGTCCTGATATATTTGTACCATGAGCAATACAGGAAAACAAAGCCCGTTAGGCGTTAACGTAATGAGTGGTTTACTCCAAGGCAAAGGCTTTTGGATTAATCAACCCACAGCTAATATTGTTGGTTCTAGTACTGGTGCTAATAATTACACTTACGGTACAATAATATCAAATACAGTATTAAACAATGCAACAAACGCTATGCGTCAAGGTTGGGTTAGATACAACGCAGGTGATTTAAGTTTAACCACTTATAACAATCTTATATCTATGGGAAGTTCAACTATTCCTGCATTGGGTAATAGTATTCCTCCTAATTATGTTCAAAGTGAAAGTTATAATATATCTTATACGGGTCAAAATGCTAGTTATGGATATGTTAGAATATTTCCACTACAAGCATATTCTGAATTTAATTATAATAATACACTAGCACTTTCTGGAATGTACAATGACTTTGTAGGATCATTCATTAGTGCTGGATCATTTATTGAGTATTCCAACCAATCAATTACAGCAATGTATAATTCATTGACGTTTTTAGATGGTACATATAGTAACATGAATGATTTAATCACTGCTGATGTTACTGGGATAAGTTTGTCAACTAGTGTATTTGGTACAGATTTAATCAATCTAGGTAAAGCATTAGACTTGTCTACTATATGGACATTTGGATACCCTTCTAATCTATTGGCAACTCTTAAAAAATATAATGCATTGACCCCTTCACTAGTTGTGGCATTATTGTCTACTGGATTGACTAGTGATGAGATAAATCAAATAGCAAATAATACTAATGTATCTAAGGATCAACAGCAAAAAGTTTATTCTGCCTTCTTAGTGATTGCGGGTATAGATTTAGCTACAATATTAGTAGCATTAAATTGTAACACTGCTGGATTAGTAACATTAGCTGATTTACTGAATGTTAAGAAGATGTTCCCTGAAAGTTATTTAACATTAACCGTGCCGATCTACAATGCAGTACCGGGACCAACTAATAGTAAAACATATTATCCTATATATACTGTCACAACGGTGTCCCCTGCATTGACTGCCCCTGCAATAAGAGCAGTAGTTGGAACAACTATCCCACCAGCGCCACCAGTAGAACTAGTAAATGATGATGCCGGTGGCGGTGATAGTGGTAGTTCTACTATTGCTCGTAGATTAGGTTCAATCGCTACAGGTATCGGTGGTTCTCAATAACAAACGTAATAAGTGACCTACAATGACAACAGTAAATAATTTCTTATCATTGCTTGACGGAAGCACTAGTAGCTATTCTTTTGGAAATCCCGAAACATGTACAACTGGTGATGCATTTAATATTACTGCTAATACTAATACCACTTCAACTACCATTGTTAATAATTCTACTACTGCTAATACGATTATTCCGGTTAATTTACAGATTTTATCTGAAGGATTTGGGTCATATCTTGATGGTATATTACCTAGTGATATCGCTACCGCAGCAGGTGCGTTTAGTGCAACGATGCAGCAAGTAAATAATATAAGAAAAATTGATATAGAAAAATTTGCACAAGTAGTTGCTAGCTTAGAAACTATTGAAGGTCTACCGTTAACTAATGGTACTAATATACCCACTGATGCAGCAGAAGCGCAGGCTGCATTATCTTTGGTGGCACTAGGCACCGGAACTAACAATTTATACACGTACTCAGACTTTTTTGGCTGTATGTCAGGATTACCGTACGATTGGGTTAATTTGCAGAATGCAATATCTAACATGCCAACTGGAAATCTACCAACAATTTATAGTAATCTGTATACAGCAACACAGGGTCCTTCGTTGGGGTTAGATGCTGCGGTGCAAGCCCAGATAGATTTAGTTAATACTGAAATAACAACAATACGCACAACGAACCCAGAACAAGCATCTGAACTAAATGATTTGTATAGTGCCACTGCTACACAATTAGCTAGTGAGCAACTAGCAAGAGACACTGGGTTGGCAGCGATACCGTCACCTAGAATTTCTGGTAAGAATGGTGATTTGTTTCCTTACCCATTGATGATTTATAGTTTCACAGATTTATTACCTAACTATGCTATATTAACAGCACCTAATTTATCTGCACAAAATTTAGAAGCTATCTCTGATTTAACTCTTGTTGCTGGTCAAAGTATTGTTGCTGCAATGAGAGCAGAAAGAAACCAAGTGAGGCTATCAGAAGTTGGAATAACACTTGACGATAATATTCCCGATGTAACCACTGTGGTTAATACTATCATTACTCCGCCAAATTCTAGTGTTGCAGCAGTATTAGCTGGGGTTCCCGGACCCGATATAGGAATTGGTACATTGGGCATAAGCCAATTAGCTATCACTGGTCCGTTCTTTGATTTTGGGGTGCCTGGTGGGCCTATCGTTCCGGGAAGTTTAGCAGGATCACCTTATACTAATCTAATTCCACCGGCACTAAATCCAGCCAATTCATCGTTATTACCATCATCAATTTCAGTTGCACAAGCAATTGAACAAGTAATCACATGCAATTGTGACTGCTGGGTAAATTAACCAAACTATTTGGTTAATCATTAAAACTGTAGTATACTACAGGAAAGGAAATTATGTTTTTATTATTAAAAAATAAGATAATCTTAATATCCATGCTGTTTTTAACTGTCATGGCTGTTCCTTTGCCTACACAATCATTATATATTTTTCCAGAGATTACTGCTACTCTAAAGAAGATTGATATGAAACAAGTTGCATGTATGGCAAAGAATATCTTCTATGAAGCAGGTTCAGAAACACTGCCTGGACAAGCTGCGGTAGCAAGAGTAGTAATGAATCGTGTTAATCATGGTTTTGCTGAAACACCGTGCAAAGTAATTTATCAAAAGACACTAATCAATGAAAATGTTATATGTCAATTTAGTTGGGTTTGTGAAGATAAAGGTGAGCCAAATAAAGCAAGTGCAAGATATAAGCAAGCAGAAATGGTTGCGTATCAAACAATGATGGGTATGTACAAAGATGTTGTTCCAAAAACAACCTTGTTCTTTCATTCAATTAACATTGATCCATCTTGGCCCTATAAACAAGTAGCAAAAATTGGTAATCACATTTTCTATAGCAAACAGAAGGTGAAGAATGAACAGAAGTCCAACTAGATATGAGTTCAATATTAAAAGATATCGTGAAAATTTGGCAAAAGATCCAAATGACATCACTGCTAAGGGCATGATAAATCTTTATCTGGATTATGAGGAACAGGATAAAGAACATGCTGTGGACCCAGAGTGGTGTAAAGATAACTTAGAGTATGACTTGCGTACAACTGAATGGATCATAGAGAAAGCCAAATGTGATAAAATCTATGCTCAACATCTATACGCAGCAATATGCAATAATGATTTCACTCGCAACGATGCATGGCCTATATTAACAGAGAAAAAATGGAGTTGTAGTTGGAGACATGCAGGTGGAATCATTGCTGACATGCGTGAAGAAGGTGACTATATGTCTTGGTACTGTAGTGGTATAGTTGATAATATTGAAATAGATACTGAATTAAACAATGCAGCTAACCCTCTAAGTCAACATGAAAGAGAAAGAATGCTTGAATTGAAAGCCCATGTTGCTGAAAGTGTAGTTACAGATGAAATCCGTGAAGATTTGTTAAAATTAGGCTGGATTGTAATAGCAGACGATTCATGGAATAAATAGAGTACAGGAGACTTTAATGTCCTACAGTAAACAAGTTATAGATCATTATGAAAACCCCCGCAATGCAGGAAGTTTTTCCAAAGCTGAAGAAAATGTAGGTACAGGATTAGTAGGTGCTCCGGCGTGCGGAGACCTGATGAAACTGCAAATTAAAGTAGATAAGGAAACGGGGTTAATCACAGATGCCAAATTTAAGACATATGGGTGCGGGTCGGCAATTGCTAGTTCAAGTCTTGTCACAGAGTGGGTCAAGGGTAAAACATTGGATGAAGCTAGCACCATCACGAACTCAACCATCGCCGAACACCTCGCCCTCCCCCCAGTTAAAATCCACTGCTCCATTCTTGCCGAAGATGCCATCAAAGCCGCAGTAGAAGATTATAGAAAAAAGCATTAAATGAGTACTGAAGAAGATAAGATTAAGCATAGTAAACGTTTGCTTAAAGATGATAATGCCATCAATAAACAATTAA